CAACCTGTCGCGCTACAACCGCGTGTCCGATCAGGAAACCTTGGCACGCGAGTGGAACAAGGTCGATATCGACACCAACCTGCTCAAATCGCAGGACTTGATCGACCTCTACGAGGTGTATGTCAAAGCCGATATCGACGGTGACGGCATCGCAGAACTCTTGCAGGTCTGGTACGCCGGTAACTCGGGCTCGGGTGAAATCCTCGACTGGTCGGAGTGGGAAGACGACCTGCCGTTCTCCGATATCCCGTGCTACCCCGTTCCGCACCGTTGGGATGCGGACTCGGTAGCGGATCGCACCAAGGACATCCAGAGGGTCAAGACGGTCCTGCTCCGTCAAAGCCTCGATAACATCTACGCCTCGCAGCTTCCGATGATGGAGGCAGAGGCTGGGTCGGTCCTGAACCCGGATATTCTCGTTGCTCCCAAGTTCGGCGGCATCATCTGGCGCAAGCAGGGCACGTTGGCAACGGCGCCGATCAAGCCGTTTGCCATCCCTTTCGTGGCCGACAAGACGTTCACGGCCATGGAGTACATGGACACCATCCGGGCGACCCGCACAGGCGTGTCCAGGACGACCATGGCGCTGGATCCCGAGGCCCTGCAGAACCAGACCGCCACGGCGAACCAGAACCAGCGTGACGCCGGCTATTCGCAAATAGAGCTTGTCGCCCGCAACATGGCGGAGCTGGGCTGGACCAACGTGTTCCGCGCCATGCTCAGGCTGGTGGTGAAGCATCAGGACCGGCCGCGCGTCATCAGGCTGCGTGACGAGTTCGTGGAGATGGATCCCCGCGTGTGGAACGCGGAAATGGACGTGATCATCAATGTCGGGCTCGGCACGGGCTCGCGTGACCGCGACATGCTGATGCTCAACCAGGTGAAGCAGGACCAATTCATCCTTGCCACGCAGTTCGCCGACCGCGGCGCGGTGGACAAGGCGATCGACATGATCCCGCGCATTCTGCTGACCATGAAGAAGTCGGCGGAGAGTGCGGGGTTGAAGAACCCCGACGCGTTCTACCCCGAGTTCGGGCCGGAGGATGTGGAAAAGCTGAAACAGCTGGCGGCCCAGCCGCAACCCAACCCCAAGCTCGAGGAAATCAAGGCTCAGGGCGAAGTGCAGGCCAACCTCAAGCAGGTGGACGCGCAGGTCGACATGCACGCCGCTGAGCTGAAGGCGCAGGGCGAAGTGGTCAAGAACCAGGCCGAGCTTGAAGCCGACCTCGCGACCAAGGCCGCCGACCGCGAGAACGCACTGCTGATTGAGGACAAGCGCGGACAGATCGAACTTGAGAAGCAGGCGCGTGAGCACGCATTCCGGCAGTGGGAAATCCAAGAGCAGAACGCCATGGAACGCGAGCGCATGGCGAACTCAGTGCAGATCGCAGCGATGAAGCCCGATCCCAAGCCGGCAGCGGCGAACTAGGAGACAGACATGGCCTCTAGGCAAACGCTGGAGTCGCTGACCTCGGCAACGAGTACGACTGCCATCATGGTCAAGGAAGGGATCGTGTCCGTTACCGGCACCTTCTCGGCTACCTGGCGGGTGGAGATCGACGCTATCGGCAACGGCACATGGGCGCCCGCGCTCGACAGTGCTGGGGCGGCGCTGACCACTACCGAAGCTGGCGCCATGAAGATCGACAACGGCGTGGCCTGCCCGACGCGTGTGACCTGCACGGCGTATACGTCCGGTACGCTGGTCGTGGCGATCCGCGACTGACATGACCGTCTCGTCGGTACTTGGGGCAGTTGTCGTCGGGGCGACCCAGGCGGCAGTCGGGGGTGTAGGGTCCGGCCCCGAGCCAGTCACGGTCAATTTCACGAGTGCACAGGTCGCGGCCGGGTTGGCCGGCCCGATCAACACCACATCGAATGCGGCGCGTATCTACATGCGGGCGGGGCGCACGACCTGGTTCGGCCGCATCAAGGGCACAGAAGCGCTGCTGGCATGCAGCAACGATTTCGCGAACGATACGGAGGTGATCGCGGTTTCCGTCGACGGCGGTGCCTACACGAACCTGAACCGCAGCGCCGGCCTCGTAACCCTGTTCTCCGGCCTCGCAGATGCGTGGCACACCGTGGCTTGGCGCATAGGTTCTAGCTTCGGTGATTTTGCCTTTATCCTGTCTTCCGGCGACGTGTTGACCGTCACTGGCGTCGATCCTCAAATCGACGTGCCGACCAACATGCGACAGGTCGGCCTCACGGGAGATTTCACGGCCGCGGAACTTATTGCCCAAGCCGCGAACTATGTCCCGACGAACGGCCTGGCCCAAGGCAGCACCACTAACGGCGTCAACACGGGGTCATTGGGTTTCACCGGCTCCCCGACCAAGCTCTTCTTCGTCACCAAGGCAAGCTACGTCGCCCTCTCGGTAGATGGCGGGGCGCCGTCTTACTATGCCGTAGGAACCGATGGCGGCGTGATCGTCGACTGCGACGGGCAGTCCCACGACTATCTCTGCTGGGATAGCGGCTCGGCATCTTTGCCGGATCCGAATGTTTTCACAGTCGGTTCGGATGCCGCGCTAAGCGATCTCGCGGTCGAAAAGCGGTTGCATCACTTCGGTCATTCGATCGTCGCGGGTGACGCCGCGCCGACCAGCCCGGCGCATACCGACATGGGCCGAACATCTTCTCGAAACGGCTATCACTTCAACAACCTTGGCGTATCGGGCGACACCATCGCCAACGCCCGCGCCCGGATCGACGCCAACCTTGCGCTACTCACCGTGTCGTCGTCGGATGTGATGATCATTGATCTAGGGCGCAACGACGGCGCGACCGCCCTGGACGCAACAGCGCAGACCAATCTGAACTACATCATCGATGCTTGCGAAACCAAGGGCTATGGCACGATCCTTGTCCTCGGCGGGCTGATCGATGCCGGCTATAACCCCTACACCGGGGGGCAGGCAGGCAGCGTGTCCTCCCTCGTCACCGCACAAGCCAACCCGAACGTGGTCTATGTCGACCGATCGGCCTACACGGGCATCTCCACCGCCGACGGCGTGCACCCCAACGACGCCGGCTATGTCACGATCGACGGCTTCAACGTCACCTATATCGACCCGTTGATCTAGCTCAACGTTCCCGGCCTTTCCGGAGGATCGAAGTAGCCATCAAGGGGAGCGCTGGCGTCCAGGTCGGCCAAAGCCGTCACTATTACCCGGTCAAGAATATCGCGAAGGTCGGAAATCGTATCTGCCTCGGCCAAGCGCTCACGTAGGTCGCGTAATTCGGCGGCTCTGCCACTCATCATCTTCAGATTGTTCATGCGTCCACAATGATCGCGACAGTCAATCGGCGTCAAGTGGCCTCACATAGTCCTCGCCATAGGGAAACGTCTCGAGGTTGCCGTTCGGCATGCGCACGGTGACCTGAGGGCGGTCTTCACCCTCCGCTAGGCGGGTGACTTTGCATTGCACCCATACGTCATCGCCCTCGGTAAAGGGCGGGTCGTCTGCTTTCGGCTTTCGGGCCATGGCTGAACCTCCGCATCGCGGAATCGTAGAACACCAGCATTGATGGATGGTTTCATGCCGGCAACCGCCGACCACTTCGCCAAGGAAGCCGAGCGCCTCCTGAGCGACGAAGTTCTGTCCTCAGCATTCGATCGGGTACGGCTCGAGGCGCTTGAAGCGCTCGCTGTAGCCGATGCTGGCGACACAAAGGAAGTTTTGCGGCTCCAGGCCATTGCCGGGGTCGTCACCGAAGTTCGGAGCCTGCTTGGCGCAATGATTGCCGCTTCCGGCAAGCGCGATGGCGGGTTTGATCCGAATGAGCGGCCCGCCTAGCGACCGCCGCTCCTAACGCCTTCCCCGCAGTGATGCGCTACGGCCCATTGATGGATACCATCTATGTCAGACAACAACCTCCCGGCTCCCACCGGGCCTGTTGACGACGCTCCGAAGACCTTCGACGAAGGTGTGTCGGATATCTCCAGTCTTCTGTCGGACCCGGAAACGGACCTCCTGAACGAGGATGAGGACACAGCGAACGCCGCTCCTGTCGACGAAGGGGATGACCCTGAAATCGACGTGTCGGAAGACGTTGAGAACGAGGACGAGCCTGAGCCTCAGGACGGCCCACAGGACGAAATCAAGGGCGGACGCTTTGCGCCGGACAGCGCAAAAGTCACCCTAGACGACGGCACTGTGATCACCGTTGCCGAGCTCAAGCGCAACAACCTGTTCCAGCGCGATTACACCAAGAAGACAACCGAGCATTCGGAAGCCGTCAAGGCATTCGAGGCCCAGAAGTCTCAGGTGGATCAGCAAGCTCAATCACTGTCGCAGCTTGCGGAGAGAATCCAGGCTTTCGCCCAGAACTACCTGCCACAGCCACCGGAGCCATTCCAGGGCACGCCGCAGACCGACCCCATCGGCTACATGACGTACATGCAGCAGCGGGCGGCCTATGACGATGCCATGGCGCAGTTCCACGGGCTGGCTGAACACACCAACGCCCTGTCCCAAGCCTCGGCTCAGGAACAGGCGGAAAACCAGCGCAAGGCCCAGGCGGCCGAAGCCGCAACCCTGATCGAACGCGACAAGTTCTTTGCCGACCCGGTGAAGGTCCGTGCGTTCCTTACGGAGGCGGTCGAAAGCGGTGGCCAGTGGTGGGGCATCACGCGCGCCGACATCGACGGGATCACCTCGCACCGGCAGATGCTCATCCTTCGGGATGCGCTCCGCTATCGCAAGGCTCTCGCCAAGGCGCCGCAGGTTCAGCAGCAGGTTCAGGCAAAGCCGGTGATGCAGTCGGGCGGACGCAGGTTCGACCCGAAAGCCAAGTCCTCCGCAGAACGCCAAGCACGGTCTGAGCGGCTTCGCCGCGACGGCACGTTGGAAAACGGAGTCGCCGCCCTCATGGATCTCGATCTCTAGGAGATTTCGATGGCACAGGCCTCGAACACCTTTGAAACCTATGATGCGGTTGGCAATCGCGAAGAACTCGCGGACCGCATCTACATGATTACCCCGGAGAAGACCCCGTTCCTCTCCCTCGTCGGCCGCAAGGGCGTGGATTCCACGCACCCCGAATGGCAGACTGACACCCTCGCTTCGCCGGACCTCGACAACAACCAGCCGGAAGGCAATGACTGGTCCTACGATGCCATCACCCCGACCACCCGTGTCGGCAACTACACGCAGATTTCCGAAAAGAGCCTGCTCGTTTCGCGTACGCAGGACAAGACCAGCAAGGCCGGTCGCAAGTCGGAACTGGCGCGTGAAGTCGTCAAGAAGGGCAATGAGCTGAAGATCGACATGGAGACAATCCTCCTGTCGAACCAGGCAGCCTCGGCGGGTTCGGGTAACGGCGCGACCAACCGCAAGGCGGCCGGTCTTCGTGCATGGCTCGCCACCAACGACGATCTTGGTTCGGGCGGGTCTTCTGGCTCGTTCTCGAACGGCATCCAGGGCGCCGCCACCAATGGCACCCAGCGAGCGTTCACCAAGACCATCCTCGACAGCATCATCCTCTCGCAGGCCAATGCCGGCGGCGAGGCGAACATCCTGATGCTGTCGAACTACGTCAAGACCGTCTTCTCGGCCATCCTCGATGACGCCAACGTTGTTCCCCTCCGCAAGGAAGTGAAGAGCGGGCAGGCGACCATCGTGGCCGCCGCGGATGCCTATCTGAGCGATTTCGGCCTCATCACTGTGGTCCCGAACGTGCAGATGACCCGCGCTGGCGCCACCGTGGCCCGCAACGCCTTCCTCATCGACCCTGCGATGGTGAAGGTCGGCATCTTCGATGACATCCAGATCCATAAGCCGGCCAAGACCGGTGACGCGGAAAAGCGCGTGCTCAATGTCGAGTACACGCTGCTGGTGAACAACGAGGCGGCCCACGCCGTCGCGGCCGATCTGTACGGCCTGACCTCCAACTCGTAAGGAGCACAAGACCATGCCGTACTTTCTTCAGCCGATCACCGTCACCGCGTCTGTGACGCTGGACGAGGACAGCCACGCGGGCACTTGGGTCAATCTCAATGCGGCCGCCGGCCTGACCGTCACCCTCCCGGCATCGACCGGCAAGGGTGCCATCTACAAGGTTTTCGTGGTCACCACCGTGACCTCGAACAACTACGTAATCCAGGTGGCGAATGCGACCGACATCATCCAGGGCGGCGTCGCACTGTCCACGGATATCGGTGGCACCAACATGCTGACCTCTTCGACCACCGACACGATCACCATGAACGGGTCGACCACTGGCGGGCTCAAGGGCTCGTGGGTGACGCTCGAGGATGTGTCGTCCG